TTTTCATTGGTTTTCCTTTTTCATTTGTTTCAACATTTTTTGTAAGTCAGCAGTGCTTCCTACAAATAAAGAGTTGTTAGTTACATTAGTGGTGTTCTTGTCTTTAACTTCATCGATATCCTTCATTTTTTTCTGGAGATCAATTAGTTTGTCTGCCGTGTCTGCAACGTGTTTGATAAGTTGACCAGCAACTTCATATGCCCTTGCGGAATCAGACTGTTGTGCCACATCTAATGCACCGTCTACTGCTTCTTGTCCTTTCTCTACTAAAGAATATAACTGAGCTCTACTGTATTTGTAGTCCTTCTCTACGTCTTCTTGATCAGACTTGAGGTGTTTAGGACTAGTTCTTGTAGGTTTGGCAATAGGTTCTTTCTGTATTATTTCAGAAGAAACCTCTAGTGCCTCATCTATAGAGTCAAAGTTTTCATCTTCAATCATAGTTCAACATCCCTGTTTTGGGTTTCAGAATATACGGTTCCGTCTGATTTGAAATCTGTGACACTTTCACCGAATCCAAAATCATCACCAAACTCAATTACATTATCGATGACCTTAGTATCATCTTGTGCATTGATAGCATTAATAGAAATATTTATGTCATGAGATACAATTTCACTATTGTACTCACCTCTTCTAACTGTTAATCTATTGCCTGACACACCTCTAATCAACATCTTCTCGTCATCGATTTGAATGTAATTACCTTTACTGAAAAGAGTTGCATCGTTGACATCAAATGCGGTCACTACAGTATCGATAACCTCATTCGTTCTAGCGGTATCATCTTTATCATAATCTTTGACTGCAATAGGAACAGCAGTATATCTCTGTTGTCTTGTTGCAATCTTGATGTTTTGTGTATCTGAATAGTAATCTGTCTGTACCTTCCTGATAAGTCCGTCACTACTATTGTTAACAGGCCCGAATAGATATGTCTTACAAACAAATGACAATGTATATACTAATGCTCTTCTGGTAAGAAAGTCATCTTCATAATTATCTTCCATCTGGATTCCCTCCAGAGTGATAGGCATATCTCTTTTCTCTCCAATGATATCTACCAAATCAATCGTAAGATTAAATGCTGGTTGGAAGTAAGGAAGTATCTGTTCTAAAATCTGTATCGCATCCTCATTTAATTTTGCAAGGATACTGAGTTGCATATTAATATTGTAAGGAACTGGCATGAATGACTTAACCAGTTTCTTCGTATCTTTATTGACCGACTTGAAAGATTGCATGGTAGATACCTTTCGTGTCGCATCATAATTCATACCAACAACTTCAAAAGACATCCTCGGTAGAGTAAGTGTCGTACCGACACCATCCTGATAATCTCTACCTTGATTCACTCTAGCTAAGAATTTCTGCTGAGGTCCATATGATACTGGCACCTTCAACACACTGACTGTCTTTCCTGACTTGTCGGTATGTTGTATTTCTATATTATTAAAGAGTGTTCCGAAAGACACGATTGTCTTCCGAATAATCTCATGATAGAAGTGATTCGTTAACATAATATTAGCACTTTATGAAACTATTTAGAATTCCCCAAAAGGATTTCTTTCTGAGAAGTCTATAATTTGATCTGCCTCTGTCTCTATTTCGTCATTTGCAGCGAAAGGAGTGTCGTTGAAAGACTCATCAGTAGAGAGGATTCTGTAACTTGCAGCAGCACCAACAATTATCTCACCGACTCCAAAGGATCCAGATGATGCAACAACTTTGAGGATGTTGTTTGCAGTATCCCAGTTAGCAACATATGCACTCGTACCTGTAGATACTCCTTTGACTATCTCGTCAACATCAAACTCACCAAAGAAGTTAGATGTTACGGAACTGATAGCAACGTATGCAGTTGTGTTGGTATAACCAGCACCAGCATTACTATATCTAATCTCCTTAACTGTACCAGCAGTGCTTACTACTGCTTCTGCTTGTGCGTTTTGTAGGAGAGGTATAGTTTCACTAGACTGTTGAATGTATACAGAAGTAATACCAACTGTAGGAGTAAATGTATAACCACTACCACCAGTAGTGAGTCCTATAGGTCCTAGAACCGCTTCGGAAACTATGGCAGTTGCAGCTGCACCAGATACAGGATTACCGCCACTAAATGCAACTAATGGTGGTGTAGTATATCCTGTGCCTGGATTTGTCAGTAGGATTCTATCAATAGATTGATTAGGAACACCAGACCTAGTTGTCATGATTGCAACAGCAGTTGCCTGAGCTCCAAGATCGGGTTCGTCAATAGTCATGATAGGAACTGAAGTATATCCCCATCCCTCATATTCTATTGTCAACGAAGAAACGACTCTATTCGCATTTGTTGTTGATGTGACTACAGGTTGTTCATTATCTAACTTGCGAATAAACTGTGCAGTGGTTCCTGTTTGTGCATCTGTCTCCTGAGATGTCTCAGAGCCTGGAACTTGTGATGCAGTAGAACCTCTGAGTGCATTATCACCAGTCAAGTTAAGAGTGATATGATCTAAGTAACCTTCCCATGATGAAGTCTGAGATGGAATGAAACCTTGTCCTGAAGCATCAGCACCTATCTTCAGGAGATCACCAGCAAAGAACATAATTGGGTTCGCTGTGTTAAGACTGTTACTTACAGTTCCATTTACAGATATAGTTGCGTCAGTATTATATTGTTCTACTCGTATGAAGTTCCAAGCATTTAGATTGAGTTGTGTAGTATTTTCTATAGATCCAGAACCAGAAGCAAATATTATGCCACCTGTTTCTCTATGATAAATCTTGAATCTATCAGTCCACATGATTGTTCCACCATTGAATGCTGGATCAAATTTAGTTGGGTATAACCAGAAACTTAGTGACAGTCTACCGTTACCAGTATCTCTAGAGTCAACGTTATTTGTAAACTTAAAGTTTGCACCAATAACATCTGTTATGGATGTATGATGTAAGGAGTTATTACCAAACTGAATCTGAGCAGAAGTTGTTTTGTTTGGTGGAGTAAAAGTTATATTAGGAACACTAAGATAATTTGATCCAGATTCAGTCAGAGTTACAGTATCAATAGCACCTTCATCGATAGTTACTGTACCAGTTGCTCGGTTTCCTCTAGTTGGTTTGAAGATCTGTATAGAAGGAGTTCCTTTATAGTTACCATCATCTATAAGTTGTAATCGTTGAATTGATTTCACGCCTGGAACTGTAGAGGCTAGAGAAACATATGCTAAAGCGTCCTCATTACCTTCTCTCTCTAACCTGAGAGTGATCATATTGCCGCGAGATACGATTGAGTCATCAATATCCTCACCATTCTTATCAGTAAGTCCATCAGGTAGATCAACAACTTCATCCTCAGGCTCGAAGATTTCACATCTGAACTCATACATGAAGAGTTCATTTAACTGGTAGAAAGGAACTTTTCTTTCAATATATTTAATTTCAAATAAAGCATTGTCAAGAGGTAAATATATCAAATCTCCTTCATTTGGATGAGCAGCGTTTGCCCTTTCTCCTTCTGGGAACTGCTTTATGAATGGAGTGATGAAATCATCATATCTTTCTTTAGATACTACAAGAGTGATCTCATCCTGATCTCTGACACCAAACTTGGTTAGAACATCAGAAGGAGTTCCGAATCCGTCTACGTTAGTAAGGTATGCTTCCAATCTAAAACTATCATCAAACTTAGACGCAGTAATCTCTCTGATCACTGTGTTCTGGTTAATGATTTTTCTAGGAAGATACAATACATCCTGTCCGAACAACTGTAAGTGTTCGTTCACCAAGTCTTGAACTAGTCTCTGTTCACTTGGTGATCCATGTAAAAAGAAGGGAGATAAAGGCATTTATCCAATCATGTCTAGGGGTGGCATTGCATATTCTTGCATTAACTTCTCATCGAGTTTCTCTAACTCCATGACCGCATCGTCATATAACTGTCTACCATTTAGTTCTAATCCGCCAGGCAATTTAACACCAGTAAACTTAATGAGATTCTGACCCCATTGTCGTTTTATCAAAGATGTGGTATACTGTTTAAGCCAGACATCATTATATACATTTGATTCGCTTTCGGGATCAACAACTCGAAAACAATCTATAATCATAAAATGATTCTCAGTTAGTTCATTTACATTGATATCCATGTATAATCTACTATTCTTCTTGTTAAATCTTACCTGAACATCAGGATTAAGCATGTAATCAAGAGTTTCCAAGTATGATTTTGTCATGGAATAATTTAATAAATCGACCGCTCCGTAGTAGTATAAATCATTAAGGAAGATTTGATATTTAATATTGAACATACCCGCCGAAATGGTGGATGAGTCCATTT